TTTTGTCACTTGCTAGGTTGTAGGGGGTGTCGCCAGTACCCTTCGAGACCTGCCCTAGACTCCGGTTGGGGGTGTCGTCAATCACCCACACTTGCGTGCCGTGCCATGTGATGGCTTACGCCCTTCCTAAACTATCTACAAAAACAAGGTTGCCCGAATGGTCTCCAACATCCTGCGAGAGGATTATGTCCCAGATCGGGGAATCGAACTCCGAGTTGATATCACAAGATTCAACATCCTGGAGTAACTTGTTGTAGGCAGAAATAGAAAGGTTGTACCGCGAGCAGAATTGCGCTATGCTGCTCTTATGGTAGTCCCCACTATGTGGCTTATGTTCTGGCCGGATAGGTTTGGCTTTGATGCCCTGGGTTAGTTTGAGTAGCCTATTCATTAGTTGGCCTAGTATTGGGACTGCTGAGCAATCCCGCACGAGGCCTAGGGCCACACCACGGACCCAGGACATTCGCTTGATGCCGTTTAGGTCGACCTTGGACCAAAAAGTCTTCGAAATTACCCTGCCTAGTTTTGGCCCATAGACTAATTTGCCCTCCTCCACTTCATAGAAGTACCCACTGAGGAACTCAACTTCATCAATATCAGCAGTGAAAGCCGAGTCTCCAAAGTTGACGTGCAGTTGTTCCTCGGTGACCCTCATAGCGATGCGGAGTGGGCTGAGTATTTGTCTAGGTAAAACCATCACAAAGTCATCTCCCATGAACATCAGCGAAACTCTGTCCGAGTTAGGCAGTTGATTGAGCACATGGGTTATTATGCAGAGCACCCCCAATCCATTGCCTGAGCTTGTGTGTCCATCCCCACTCTTCCTACCTCCTGGGCAGCTGTATTTGAGGTGGTTGCACTTCCCTTTGGTAAACACGTTGTTCCTGAGATATTTCGCTGCTCTCCCCTTAGTTAGTGAGGCTAGCATTGAACACTCGGATTCCATGTACGCCTGTGAGAGGTTTCCATCAAACCTCTTGAAGTCCCCAGACAGGTACACTGGATTGCCCGCATATGCCGCAGCTTCTTGTAGCCATGTTCCTAGGAATTCGGCTGACTTGCCGCTGGCATAGCAGAACCGCGTCTGGACTGTGGGATGTCCAACACCGCACTCGCCAC